CAAGTAGAAATACAGAGTTCCTATAATATATTAAATGATTTTTTAAGAAAATTCAAAAAGAATATACCATATAATAATTATCTTCAATTTTGTTTTAAATTATCTGATCTACATGAATTTAAAAATAATGCATTACATAGGAGTAAAGATGTTTAATTATTTAATACATTTTCCTTTTTTATTTGTTATTTGTTTTTTTGGTATACCTGTTATAGCATTAATACACATAAGCAAACAATCATGTCTATCATCAAGCTTTCCTATAAGGGTTGGTTTCCATTTATCTCGTTGTTCTTGTGAAAATTTATTTTCTAAAAACCACTCTCCGTATTTGATGGAAAGCCATTTTCTTTGAGCATATTTTCCTTTTAATTTACATTCAATTTGCGGACCTGTATAAGCTTTTAATTTTTGTGAAGCTCTTATAAATCTTATAGGAATAGTATTTTTATATAATTCTACAAATTTACCATAAAGTATATGACTTACAAATAACGATTTAGGATTACATTTTGGTTGTAATTCTATAAGAATACTCGTTAATGTTTTAAATACAGGATTTTGATCATATATTTCTTGTAATCTATTTATAAAAGTATTAGCTATATCTTGTAAAAGATAATCATCAATACTTTTCTTTTTAAAATCATTAAGTTTTGTTTTTTTAATTTCTTTAGGAAAATGAGTCTTACATGTATAAATTAATTGTTCATCCTTCTTATATTTCATACAACATTTTCTACCACATAATTTACCATTTTTAAATAAAGATTCGCAATGATAATCATCGCCATCTAATATATTAAATGTATCCCATAATAAAATATTATATTCAGAATTCATTATACATAAACTCAAATTCCTCAAACCAGGATCGCAGCAAAGTGTAATCATTTATAATATTAATATATATATATATATATATAAAGTTTAAATTAAACGATAAATTGAATTATATATATATATATATATATTATCATTCGAAAGAAAGTAAAAATCTGAAGAATTATACAAATGTGTACCTTGCCGTCTAACGACGTCTTCGTTAAAGGTATTTGAAATGAAATAGATAATAATATCAGTCGATAAAATAATCTTCATTATAATTCTAGGCTATACCTTACATGCAATTAATTCGTCTAGAATATAAAATTAAAAAATTACTATATATCAATATGCTTCTTAATGAGTTTGAAAAATTAGCACTTCGTAAATTTAAAATTAAAAGTATTTTACCAGATGCAACTATACTTATATTAGGAAAAAGAAGATCTGGAAAAAGTTTTCTTGCAAGAGACATCTTTTTCCACCATAAAAATATACCTTCTGGTATAGTATTTTCTGGCACAGAAGAAGCATCTCCTTTTTTTGGAGATTTCGTACCAGATTGTTTTATACATTCAGAATATGATCCAGAATTAATAGATAGTATTATGAATAGACAAAAACGTAAAATTAGAGAAGCAAAAACACAAGGTCTTTCTGAAACAGGTAAACATCAAAGTAATAACTTATTTATCGTTTTAGATGATATGTTACATGATGCAGCAAGTTGGAAAAAGGATAAAACTATTAAAAGTATTTTTTTTAACGGAAGACATTTTAATTTTCTTTTTATTTTAACCATGCAATATGCTCAAGGAATTCCACCTGAATTAAGAAGTAATATTGATTATGTATTTATCTTTAACGAACCTTCGGTTGCTAATAGAAAAAGAATCTATGACGCTTACGCTGGTATGATTCCCTCGTTTGATCACTTCTGTAACATATTAGACGCATGTACTCAAGACCATGAATGTCTAGTTATTAAAACATCTGGTAATACTTCTGATTTAAGAGATCAAGTTTTCTGGTATAAAGCGGAAGCACATACTGATTTTCGTGTAGGAAATTCTAAATTATGGAAATATCATAGTTCTAATTATAATTCGCGTTATGGAGAGGAAGATGAACAAAATCAAGAACAATTAGATAAATTAAAAAAGAAATTTGCAAAAACAAGAAAATTAAAAGTTATTGTTTCTAGAGAAGGAGAAATTGTTGGATATAAACAAGAGGATGAATAATAAGCTTTAACTTAAAAATAAAATGAATATGAATATTAATATGATACTACCTACTGAAATTATGTTAGAAATTTATGATTATTCAAATGTTGAAACTAAAATCAAATTAAACAGTATCTTGGGATTGTCTTATTATGTAAAAAATCCATTCCAGAATATTAATACAAGACCTACTAATATTAATTTTAGGACACTTGTTATGGGTACAACATTTCACAGATATGCCAGTTACAAAGGCTCTACTATTATACTTCCAATGTAAATATTAATGAGAGTGTTGTTTAAACTAAACTAAATTATGTCATTTTCTTTTAAGTATTTATACGTTTTACTTCCAATTTTAACACGCCTTTTTGTCAAAGGATTTTTTATCCATAATTCACTTGATACATTTTCTTGTATTTTATCTAATTCATTTTCTATATTTTTTCTACACATTGGACATATTTTATTATTTATCTCAACATGTGTTTTTAAACATGTTTTATGAAATTCATGTTTACATTCTAAAGTAACAACGTCTTCGTTACTTTCATTTGTTGTATCAAAACAAATAGAACAAACAAAATCTTTATTTAAAAACATTTCAAATGTAAATTCTTCATCTAAATCGCTTAAATTATCTCTGTAATTTTCAGTAAAATATATATAATTATAACAGTCTTGTAATTTTTCAGAAACAAGTTTATAATTAATTATATAATTTTCAATTTCAAAACACCTAGTAGAATAATATCCACTATTATACATTTCGTCTAAACTATTCAACTCTGTAAAAACATCATCTATATTTAACAGTAAATAATTATACATGTATTCTTTAAATATATCAATCTTTTCATATTGAAGATATTTAATTAAACAGGTAATCCAAGATTGATGTCTAACATAAATAGTATAACTAGGATCATCTCTACCTCCAGGTTCATAAGTATAAGGATTATTATCTAAAAAAGAATGAAACGTTAATAGAATAGTTTCTATACCCATACTTGACGTCCATTTTTCATTTTCCGATGGCCATGTATTTAAAATTGTACTACAACATTTTCCATCTTTATACATGTTAGGATGTATTCTAATATTGTCATGATTTACAAATGTTACTTTTGGTGGAGAGTGTGGATAATTATCAGGAATTTCAAAATCTAATCGGATAAATGTATGACGATAAACAGAATCACGTGGAGCCTTTATAATAGTATGTAAAATATTTATATTACTTTCATCTTGATAAACAAGATAATCATTTTCTAATAAGGAACGTGTATTTTGCTGTATATACAAAGATCTTATTTCTTTTCTAAATCGTTTATTCATTTTATTTATATATAATCTAAATCAATAAAATCAATTTTTAAACTTTTTTCTTTAATGTCAATTTTCCATTTTTATATAATAAAAATAAATGATCCTTTAATACTTCTAATTCTTTTTCTTTTTCTCTTTTTATTACCATTTCCTTTTCCTTTTTTCTCATTGTTAATTTTTGTTGTTCATTTAAAGGATATTCTTTATCAGGTACATAAATAATATGGTCATTTAATTGAACACTCCATGTTAAATTCAATTTTGGATTTACCAACATAATATAATCCGGATATTCTACTTTTAATAATAATCCACCTGTTCTAAATTTTTTATTATGTATATTTAAATATCGAATCCATGTTTTAAATGGAGTCATATATCTTAATATTTTTTTTTCTTTTAATGTCTTTAAAGCAACATAATTATCTAATTTATGTACCATATCATATCCTGTCATATGATCCTGTTTACTACCATATTTTGATTTCTTATAACCAGAATTTACTATACTAACAAATCTATTTTCACTTTCACTTTCACTTTCACTTTCACTTTCACTTTCACTTTCACTTTCACTAAATATACTTTTATCATTTTTATCGTAATCTTTTTGTTCATCAGAAGATGTACTAGAATCTTTTTTTTCTATTGTGATGCGAGTATGTTTATATCTATTCATTCGTATATTATATATAGATATATTTTTTATTGGTTAAATACACATATATGCTTAATTTACAATTATTAAAAGAAACTCCATTATTTATATTAAAAAAATTACCAACATCTATTATACAATATATATATGATTTAACAATGAATTTTTATAATAACGTAGACGAGATTATACCACGTCTTTGGTTAGGTAATCATAAATCTGCATTAGATGCATCTTTTTTAAAAAAAAATAATATTAATGTAATTATCAATTGTACAAAAAACAAATGCTTTATTGATAAACGTCAAGAAAATAATAACATTACTGACAATATAGAAATGTATAGAATTCCTGTTAATGATAGTTTATTGGAATGTGATTTTATTATTATGCAAGCATATTTTAAAATAATAGTTCCTTTATTGTTAAGAAAATATACAATAGAGCAAAAAAATATACTTATTCATTGTCATATGGGAAAACAAAGAAGTGCAATAGTAGTAGCTGCTTTATTAAAAGTACTTTTAGATTATAATTATATAAAATTAGATACAATTCCTAAAGAAGATGTATCTCTAGAAAAACAATTTAATTATATATGTAAATATATAGTTAGTAAAAGGCCACAAGCTTTTACATTTGGATATAAAATTAATTTTACATTATCCTTTTTTAGATTTTTTAAATAATAATAATATATATATGACAAATGTTAATTTGTGTCAATATTCTGATTTATTTGGAAAACCAAATACTGGTTTACACACATATAGATTTTTAAATATAGCTATTGTGGACGTAATTGCAACATTTTTATTAGGAATGTTTATAAAAGAATACTTTTTAAAAGATACTAGTATATTATATATTAATATATCTCTTTTTATATTAGGTATTATTATTCATAGAATGTTTTGTGTTGAAACAACAATTGATAAAATTCTTTTTAAATAAAAACCAATAATATTAATTTACTATTTTTATTTTGTTTTATAATTATAATAAAATGAATGTATACGTTATTATTATTGTATTATATTTAATGCTTGTGATGGGTATAAAATTATCAAGTATTTTACAAATACTTGTCCCACCAGCTTTAGCATATTTAGTATATTTAGTTATGCCTGATGATTATCGTGCTCTAATTACAGTAGAAAAAATTACAGAACATACTACATTTAAACAAATTT